GTTTTGCATTGATTTCCATCTCGTTCATACCCAATAATTCTTTTTGTTCCGTACTTCCCGACTGCTCCTATGGGTAAGTCTCCAGGTCTAGGGCAAGGGGGGATGGGAGGGGGTGGTGGGTTAACAGGTACTTCGTTATTTGTTTTTGTCTCAGTAGAAGTTTCCCTGCTACTTGTATCAATTTTTGGTGTGGTGGGTTTGGGAGTTGGCTCTATATCCTCTGGCCTGTAATCGACAGGATTATATGAGGGCATCCCTGCGTCACAGTACACCTGAACTCCTCTATCGTCATCTGTTTTTAACTTCTTATTGCTACCTGAATCTGGATGTGCTTCAACGCAACCAGGGATTTCAAATATTAAATTAGGCTGCTGTAAGTTAAGAGTTACGGGTTGAACATTGGGAATGTTCGTAGAAACTCTGTCGATAAAATTACTAGGGATAAAAATATTATCGACTTCAATATCTGGTATCTCATCCAAGTTTAGAAGCGAGGCATACTAGGTAAACCTGTGCTCTTTGGAAGTGAAGGGATTGATCCTTTAACTAATGAAGGGATCTCTCCTTTTACTTTGTCTAGTGCCATATCAATGATCTTTCCTCTGTTGAAGTAAAGACCTGCACCTGTGCCAATAACTAATACGTTAAGAGCGAGAGAAGTGATTGCAATGATTTTCATGGTTTTAGTATAGATGGGATTCTAATTAAGTAAATTAAGCTGTTTCACTAGTTGTTCTAATAATGATTTTGCTTGATGAAACTGCTACACCTCCTGCTGTACTTGCATAACCTGATGTAACTAATGTTCCATCACCTTTAACGTAATACCTAGTACCAGCAGTTAAACCAGATTGATTTTCAACAGTATTTCCAGATGTATTTATAGTTCCTGTATTTCCATCACTAATTGCTGAAGGTGCAAAACCTATAACATTAGTAGCAGTAGCATTAGTAGTAACGCTTGCAGTTCTTACATTCCTTATATAAACTCTATCATTATTGTTTGACTGTCTATGTATAATTAAATGTTGTCCATTCTTAGTATATGTACCAGCAAATCCAGGGAAATCAGTTGAACGATAAATATTATTTGTATCAATATTAATAGGAGAATCAATTGTTATACCTGTTCCACTAATAGTTCCACTTGTAAATTTTAAATCATAACCATTTTCAGTAAAGTAGAAGAATACAATTTTATTAGTAACAGGACAGTAGGTCATTGATTGGTTTCCAGTACCACTAGTACCTCGACCTGTATTACTTTGAGCTGTAGTATTACCAGCAGATACACTTGTACCACTAACAGTGACTACCTTTGTATATCTGTTATTTGAATCACCTATATTTGGAAACCATAATAGAAATTTATTTACATTTGGGTCATAAACAATAGTACCTGGGCCGTGATTACTTCCCATATTGTGAGCACCATTCCAAGTCAGTGATCCTCCACTAACAGTACCTACGCAAATAACTCCATCATTAGACCAAGAACCTCCATCACATCGTGTATATAGGATTATTTTTTCATTATCTGGATCATAGACAAGAGTTGGAAATCTATTCTCTGTAGTTCCTGTTACACCTTGATTATGAGATAGACTTCCAAAAGATATAGAGTTTGTACTACCTCCTGTAACTTCACCTACATAAGCTCGGAAATGATTACCACTGCTTGTACGGACAGCACCAACAACCATTCTATTGTTGGCAGTGTCATAACACATAGTTGGCTGATATGCACCTCCAGTAAAAACAGTTGTTTCTGAACCCACCGTAATACTATTGTTGCTTGAGTCGTATTTCAGAACTGCTGCCCTTAAATTATTATTATCAATCCATATAGCTACTGCTCTTTGAGTGTCTGGGTCATATTCTATTTGAGGAGCCGAACAACTTGTTGAAGAATCTACGGTTGTTTCTTGATAGTTACCACTAGATGAATCGATGAAATCATTGAAAGTTCCAGTTCTTATTTTATTAAATGCAACATCAATTCTATCACTAGCATTTCCTACTGTATAAATTGTCCAAACACCTTCATTCGCTTCGTCATAGCAAATATCATAATATTTTCCATTATTAAAACTCCCTATCCAGTAACTTCCACTATTGTTAGTTATTGGGCTGATAGCATTTAACTGTTCTCCTACTTGTTCTGCTTTACCGTTGCTTTTGATAATTACTGGTTTACCAGCAGCGATAGCACCATCAGCTACTAAATCAATGGTATTACCTGCTGGAGGAATAGCAGCCCAACTAGGAGCCGCACTACCACCACCAGACGTAAGGACATGTCCAGACGTACCATAATTAGCTCCACCTATTCCTAGAGCTCCATCTTTAGATATTCTAAGTCGTTCAGTTTGGGTAGTTGAACTCCCTGGAACTGTATAAAACTTTAACTGTGAAGGTAGATTATTTGTTGACCAACCGCCTGCTGATGCTCCTTCAATGATAGGGCCAGAGGTAGTTGTACCATGACCAAAAAGAATTTGACCTAAACCTAAATTATCAGCATTAGGCATATTGCTATAAGATGAACCGATAGCAACTTTTCCAACATTACTTGTAACGGATGATCCTTTTACACTGAAATTGACAGAGTTAAGATCTCCACCAGCACCACCAACATTAACAACTCCACTAGTTTGAACTAGTATTCTTTGTGTATTTGCGGTTTTTACTTCTACATGGTCTGATCCACCAGTAGCGTCACATTCTACTGATGCCTGACCTTCTTCAATTTTATCTGAGTCAGGAACAGCAACAGTAGCCCAAGTCAATCCACCAGTATTACCTGATTGTTTCTGTAGGAACTGTCCATTACTCCCAGCGTTACTTACTTTGAGTTTTGCTTCATCAGCGGTATCATCTTTAACACCGCCTGTAGAGATTTTTGTTAATGCCATTTGTGATTACCCTTTGATTAATAGTTTAGTGGAAGATAAGGCAATGCCAGCTTCTACGCTTGGAGTTGCGGCTGTTGTAGATAAACCTCCAGTTCTTGTAACATAGTATTTTTTTCCAGCAGTTAATCCTGATTGACTTGAATTAGTATTGCCAACTACTCCAATTGTTCCTGTTGCTGTGTCATTAATTGCAGCACTGCTAAACCCAATATAACCTTCAGTTAAAGTTGAATCAGTAAATGCTCTTTGCCAAATAGTTGCATAGCCATGTTCACTTGCACCCCTCCAGGCAGTAACAAATTTACCTTTTCCTATATAGGAAATATTTATAAAGGCAGATTCGCTAGTCCAAATTTGTGTGTATGAACCTAGAGCAGGAGTGCCACTATTATTAGTTAGCTCAGCCCAAGAAGTTTTCTTAGCTGTTGAACCATTGCCATCTCTAATCATAACTATTGCTTTCTTAGTATCTGAGTTGTAATCAACTCTAAATGCTTGTGGATTCTCATTACCAAAGTTAGTATCGTTAGCTTTTGATATAGAATCTCCACTTATTGACCATATATTTCCATATAATTTACTACTTTCATAATAGACACAGAACACTTGCTTGTTTTCTTCGTCATAAGCTAGTTGCAACATTTTCTCATTAGCATTACCAAGATTGCTTAGTGAGCTATTGCTAATAGTAGTTCCAGTTACTGTTGTTACCATACCTTTCATGTCTCCACCGTCTAAGCACCAGCCAACGATGTATTTACCATCATCTTTGTGATAGACAATATCTACAGCATTTCTCTCTGGCCTAAAATCACTTCTTAGGTTTGAATTTGACGTACTACCTTTTGTGATTGTATTACCACTAACGGTATAAGCTTGCATTGCAGAAGCATAATTTCCAGTCCATGCAGCCAAGAACCCACCATTTTCATTAGAACAAAGAGAAATAACTTGAGCCGAGTTGTGAGCTTCAGAGAGTTCTGTTCCAAAAGTCAGAGATGTTCCACTGATACTTGCAGCCCTCATTTTGACATAAGCACTTCCTCCAGTTCCAGTAACCCATACAATTAATAGGGCATCACTAACAGGATCATAGGCACATTTAATCATACGATCATTTGCAGTAGATGCGACTAAAACAGGAGTACCGGCTGTAATGGTTGTACCACTTACTGTGCAACAAACTGCGTATAACTTGTCGCTATCGTTATCTGCTATCCAAACTGCAACAAATTTATTATCTCCTATCCTGCATGAATCACTTATCATTGTACTCTGACCTTGACTGCCATCAATAATTGTGGCACTACCATTTGACGCTGATATAGCAAATTCTTTTATTTCTTTTATCTTTCCATCACTTTGAACAGCTACAGGTTTGTTTGCTGCAATAGCTCCGTCTGCTACTAAAGAGACTTCTGGAGCCGCCGATAAAGCAGAGCCATTAACATTAATCTGGCCCGTTACGTTGATTCCCGAACTGGTGGTTTCTATTTTCTTTGCACCGTCGTAAAAGAGTTCTACAGCTCCATCACCTTTGGCATAGATCATGGACTCATCATTTAGTCCATTCGTGTCTAAATGTCGAACTCTAAGATGTTCAGTGCAATCAATATATAAACGAGATGCTGAATTGGCACATCTAATGAAATTCTCAGTACCTGAATGGAAGACACTTAGATCATGTCCGCCGCCGAACGCAGCTTTAACACCATCGCCAAAAGTTAGTTCAACATTGCTTCCACTGATTACCGTATCTCCACTAATAGTACCTCCAGTTAAAGGTAAGAATCCTCCAACATTCTGCCAAGAACATGATCCATCTCCATCTTCTCTTAGGAACTTAGTACCACCTGATTCGCCTGTTGATTTAACATCAGTACCTTCAGACGCACCATCAGCCCACGTTAATTTATCGGACGCATCTTTATATTGTAAATACTTACCTGCGGCTGGACTGTTTGATGTTTTTATTCTATCGTCTTCTACAGCATCTACCGCTAACTCCGAAACTGTTATTGCTGAACTAGCTATTTGACCTGCACCAATTGAATTAGCTGCAATTTTAGAGCCATCGATGGCTGCACTACTTGATATGTCTCCATTGACAATACTTCCATCAACAATCTTAGCTGATGTAACTGTGTTATCACTAGGTGTACCAATAGATACGCTAGATCCCTGAGTAACTATAAAGTAATCACTGCCAGATGCAGGTGCAGCACTGAAGATTATGTCATTACCACTAATAGCAAAACCTTCGCTAGGTTGAGAAGTTCCACTGTTAGGTTTTTGAATTACACCGTTAACTGACACAATTAATTGCTGTGCCATTGTTGGTGGATTGCTTAAGGTAAATCTATAAGCATTATTGTTAAATGTTGCACTGCCTCCACCAGTACCAGAAGAACTAGAGATTGTATTGATATAGAAGTTACCGACAGAAGCGACATCATCCCAAGCATTAGTTGTACCGTTGTACACCTTCATCTTGTTAGCTGAAGTGTCAAAGTAAAGATCACCAGCATCGTTACTAGACCCAGGTGCAGAACCAGCTATTCGATATCTGCTATTAAAGTCATTGATGTCATCACTTAACTGTTTAACATCTGTCTCACTTGAAAGAATCTTGTGATAGCTATAGGTATTGGCAGTGGAAGTAGATACGACAATTAATCCAACACCAGCAGCTAGTGTTTCTCCGTTTAACGAGCTAGGAAATCCATTAATAGTTACTGTCGTATTATCAACTCTCTTTCCTGACGTACTTACACCAGAGCCGTTAATTACTACACCAGCAGCATTATTAATACTGACTACAACTCCATTGGCAGGTTGAGTATTGGGGAACGAAACCTCGTCTGCAATAGTTACGAAACCACCAATAGCTGTTTGAGAGCTAGCAACGTGAGCAGCAATAACCTTTGAACTTGGTATCTCTGTATCGCTAGTGGTATCTAATGTTCCACTGGAAGTTTTAAAAGTTTTACCAGCGACAATATTTAATTCAGTAGTTGAGGCCGTAACACCATCTAATTTATTTAGTTCTGAAGTATTAGAAGTGATTCCATCTAGCGTGTTTAGTTCTGTTGGTGTCGCTAATAATCCATCTGTTTTATTTAATTCATCTGTTGTAGCAGTAACACCATCTAATTTATTTAGTTCTGCTGTGGTAGCAGTTAGGCCGTCTAGTGTTTCGACTTCTGCTTGTGTTAGATCAGCTAATGCAGAGGCTGTCCCTGAACTCATAGTTGCGAGTTCTGTTAACTCAGCATCTAAGGGTTGTTTTGCATCTAGCTGTGTTTGTACGTTAGAAGTAACACCATCAACATAGTTAATTTCTGTTGTTGTAGCAGTTACACCATCAAGAATATTTAGCTCATCTGTAGTTACCGTGGCTCCATCCAGTATCTGTACTTCCGCTTGGGTTAGGTCAGCCAAAGCTGAAGCTGTAGTAGAACCCATTGTTGCGAGTTCTGTTAACTCAGCATCTAAAGGTTGCTTTGCGTCTAGTTGAGTCTGAATATTTGAAGTAACACCATCAACGTAATTAAGTTCAGCAGTTGTAGCAGTAACTCCATCAAGTTTATTTAATTCATCGGTGCTAGCAGTTAATCCATCTATTGCCTGAACTTCGGCTTCTGTTAAGTCAGCTAGTGCATTAGCTGTATTTTGAGCCATTGTTGCTAGCTCAGTTAGCTTGGCACTCTTAGGCTCGGCTGTTGTGTCTACATAGTTCTTAGTTGCTGCATCTTGTGCTGCTGTTGGGTCAGCGACATTCGTTAGTCTTAAACTATTTAGTGTTGGTAGGGCTGTGGCAGGGTCAACGCTGACTGTTTTTCCTTGGTTATCTTTTAGCTCTTGGTCTATATATAAACTCTGTAAAGCACTTGTATCTAAGTCATTAGCAGTAAGGGTTGAACCATCTGCATAATCGACAAGAGGTGAACCAAGTGATGAGTTTCTTCTTACTTCTACTCTTAAGTTTGCTGACGCTAGACCTGTATTAAGTCGTATCAGTTTAGGAGATACGTTAGTTATTACTTGGTACTGGTTAGATCCTGTCCCTTGAGTGATCTTGTTATAATTAAGGTAGACCTCAATGTGCTCTTCCTTGATGTACGGAAAGGTAAACGTAAAGTCAGTAGTACCCTGTGCTGACGAAGAATTTACTATGTACGATGCTGTGTAACTCATGGCTTAGTAGTTAACCTTCTGGTTAAATTCTGACGTAGTGTTCCTATTTTGGATTATAGCCTCTGTTCTTTCTGCATTATATTTTCTTGTGGCTTGCTCAGCTTTGAAGTTCTTTATCTCCCATCCAAGTGAACCTACACCTGTGTCATATTCAATCTCAAAAGCGTCTTTAGCTTTGTTTATATAAGGTCTAATAGTTTTCATTAAAGAAAGACCTCTTGATGTTGATATTGAAGATGAGACTGATTCGTAAGGTAACGATTGATATACAGGGGAATTGACTTTAGCTTTCAATGCTTGGTGCAAGGTTAGTCCATCTATCCTGATTTCTTTCGTACCAATTTCTATTAATCTATTTAATTCATTTTGATCTAACACTCTATCTGGCAAACCAAAAGCTCTTCTGCTCCAGATCTGGAAAGTACCCCCTCTTCCTTTTATTCGTAGCATTTCTTCGTCTACTGGATCAGTTGAAAGTGATCTTGTTTTTGTTACACCCCAAGGCATATTTGCACTAAGCATCTTTAACCAAGGCATATCTTTATCTATTCCTTGATTGCCAGGGGTCTGGTAACTAACGATTGGATCACCTGTAACAGGATGCAAACGATTAGGAATTAGATCAGAAAGTCCTGCTGACTTGGCTGCAACTGTCTTTGCAACATTCTCGACAACATTTAAAGGAAAAGGAAATTTGCTTGGGTTAATACGTTTCACATAAGGATCAACTGCATTACGAGATTCATCCATAAAAGCAGGCCAAAAACCTGCCAATTTGTTAGTTAAATAATATTCAAAAACGTTTCTGCTACCTGCTTTTGCTTTTTCTGTACTGCCTAATTCTGTAATCACATCCATCAGATCAGTAAGACTTTTTGTTGGCCCTTTAATTAATTGACCAATTCCTATTTCTTGTGCTGTCTGTCGAAGAGCAATCATTCCAGCCCCAAACAAAGATTCTCTATCTTCTTCTCTTAATCCTTTGTAGTTTTCTGTGTAAGCACCAACTGCACCTAAAACAGTTGCAAGTTGATCGAACATTTCTATGGAATAGTAAGAACTCCATTCGTTTTCTGTATCACCAGCCCAAGGATTTTTAAAACGAATACTCCACGCTTGCCATCCTTTATCTGCTAATTCTTTTCTTCTTGCTGTACTTAAAGGAGGTGGCCCTGTTACTTCGACATATCCACTATTTACAATCATTACTCCAAAAGCAAGAGTCATATAAGCAACTCCTGCCTCTCCTAATGCTCTATGTTTTGTAAACGGATCTTCACTGTGTATATCTCTCCAGAAACTATCAACTGCTCTGTTAGCCCCAGGGAGTGTTCGTATTACTGACTTGGTTAAGTTTGCAGGAGTCCTCATTATAGGAATTGCAATACCTACGGTGTTAGCAATAAAAGGATTGTCGCTGCCATGACCTTTACTTACTGCGTCTGGAATAAAATTAAGTGCTCCTTCTACTGCTTGTCTGAATTGACTTCCTTGATCTAATTCTTCTTTCATTAAGAAGTCTGCTCTTTCTACTATTTTTAAAGGATCAGTTATACCTTCTTCTCTTGCTTGTCTGACTGCGTATTCATAACTTATTTCTTCTTGTTTTACTTTTACTGAATCAGTAAAGTTCACCCAATCCATTGCTTTCTTTGCATGTTTGCCTGTTAATCGACCATTTTTAATAATGTCGCCATTAGCAAGATCAACATCTTGGAAGTGCGATTTCAATATTTCATCTGTTCTATTAGCAGCCCAATCCCATGCTTTAGAAGAACCAGGTTCAAAGCCTTTCACATCTGCATTAAATAATTCCATTTCCATTATTCTTGCCCATTCTGTTGAAGGGCCAGTAACACCAGCCATAAAGGTGTCAAATCCTCCTAATGCTCTGCCAGAAAGTGTTGATGCAATCTGCCAAATTCCTTGAGCGACAGGATTAGCATTTTCATCCAACATGAAATGTCCTTCAGGTGGCTGCTCTGTCAATCTTGTTTTTGCTTCAAAGTCAAACTCCAACTGCTCTTGTCTTTCTTTAAAACTTCTTGTACTTAAGTTTTCGTATTTTCTTCTTCCAAGGTTTACGAACACCTCATTATGTTTCATAGCAGCAACCATCATCCTTAGTGCATAAGGAATATTTCTCATGTATTGGGGATATATCATTAGGTTCAAATGTTGCCTTCTTTGTGAAAGTTTTATTTGAGCATCACTCATGTTTAATTGGTCGCCAAATTCTCCTACTAATTGAGTAATAGGAAGTGTTGCTGCTCTATATCCACTACCAAATAACACTTTCATCCATGTTCTCATTCTAAAGAAAATAGAATTTCTATATAAATTTGCCCATGTTGAACTGTCTAGCTTGCCGTCTGGAACTCTTTCAATAAGATCTGACATTGCTCTTTTTGCACCAGCATCATCTTTTATTGAGTAAGTAATAGCAGCAAGTGTATCTAGTATTTTCTTTGCTTCTGGTGTTAGGTTTCCTGACTCAATAGACTTTCTAACTTTCCTTGGTAACTTTTTACCTAGAACTTCTTCTGTCTTTTGTAATGCTGTTTGTAAAAGAGTTCTTATAGAAGGTGTTTCTTTCTTAGGTGGTGGAACTGCTGCATCTGAATCAATCATTCTATTAGCAGTATTCACATCAAAGACGACAACTTGATCTCCTGTCTTTGGATTTAGAGTGAAGTCTGTTCCATATCTAATACCACCGTATCCTTGTTCTGCTGCCCATCCTTTGATTCCTTCTTGTTGTTGAGGTGTAAGTTGAATACCGTCTTTTGTTTTCTTAGTTACACCTAGTCCTAATTCATTAATCAGGTCTGTAATCCTTTTATTTGTAGAGACAAGATCAAGAATTAAAATATCTTCAGGTGTAGTTCCATAAAGTTCCACACTACCTATAGGCCCAGGAGTTGAACTGGTAGAGAAGTAAACACCTTCACCTATTAATCCTTGCTGTGGTACGAAACCTCCAGAGGTTGCTGCTGTAGCAGCTTCCTTGCTGGTAGTCATTTTTAATTCGACACCAGAAGCTAATGAAGATGCTAAGACTTCTTCATGTGGTGTAGCAGCTAAACGTAAGATCTGTCCTGTTTTTCTTGTAACAGATGTCCAAGCAATATCTAACTTTATTTGATCTTCCATTCTTGCAAGTAATTTCTTACCAAACAATGCAGCACCTTTATCTGTATCTGCTCCGTTGAAGCCAACAGCAGCTTCTGTCATTAACTTAAGGTTTAAATCTCTGTGATAGAGGATTCCAGCAGCAGCGTAAATATCATCCATTGCTTGAATATCATTTTTCCTTGCGTATTCATATAGTTCGATAGTTTTAGCAGGGTCAAAACCATCTGCTTCTACTTGTTTTGATGCTTTATCCCATACTTGTCTAAGCTTATACGCTGGCATATTTGTTACTTCTTCTCTGCTTCCAAACGCTCCTCTTATTGCATCTTCCATTGTTGCGTTCATTGCAATTAAAGCTGTGTTATCTCTACTTACAAAGTCAGTTTGACCGCTACGACTAATTAATCTTCTAGTTTCAGATTCCATTGCAGTGTCTAAAGTTATATCGCCATTTTCAATACCTTCTTGATACTTACCCATTCCACTTACTAACTCATCAGGATCTATTTCGTATGACATTCTTCTTGCATTAGCTTGAACTTCTAATGCTTGTCGTTGTGCTATTTCACCTTTCCTTGCCCCTTCAAATAAACTATCCCATGTCTTATGTTCTGACCTAACTACTGCAATAACAGACTCTAATATTTCTCTTATTTTCTTAAATGGTTGTGACCATGTTGTATTTCTTCCGTATTTAGATCTAATATCTTTATTTGACCAAGCACCAAAAGCCCAAGCTTGTAATTCGTGATCTTTTAATTTTTTAATAAAATCGTCACTTACTTCAGGGAAACCATCTTTAACTATTTCTCTTAACTTTGGTGCAGCCTTTTTAAGCATTTCTTTCTCTGCTTTTGAAAGAAATCTGTGTTGCAATCTATGGAAAGATTCATGCCATGCAGTTTGTAAACCCCTACTAAATTCTAAATATTCTCCATCAACCATCATCGACATTATTATTAGATCTTTCCTTGGGTCATAGCCACCTCTTTTTGTAACAATAGTGCCTGGTTCTATTCCATAATTTGCTGCTGCCCTTGCTGATATTGGCCCTCTTGATGCCTTTGGCATTATTTTGAAATTAGTATCTGATAGTCCAGAGATTCTCTGCATATCATCTAATATCTTGTTCCAACCAGCAGGGGATATACCTTCTTCTAAAGCTCTATTAAGGATTGCATTTGTTCTTGATTTTAATATTGGCTCATAAGCTTTTCCTTTAATTCCTTTCTTCGGTAGTATTGGTAATTTAGGTGCTTCAAAGATTATTTCATCATCAATAAAGTTGTTAGGATCAAACGCATCACCTGGATCTTTAGGACTTGTTCTAGCCTTATATTCATCAGTTAACTTATCATCTACATCTTTAATTATGTCGCCTAGTTTTCTTTCTGGATTGTAAAATTCTGATTCATCTATCTCAAAATCAAAGTCGCTACCATCTTTCCAAGCACCAGTATCTTTTAAATCATAAACACTATTAGCACTATAATTATCAGCTAGTTTGTTATATATTTTTGGTGCATGTTTGAGAATATCTTTATCTTTAAAACCATTTTCATATAAGAAAGCTAGATATTTATGATTAGCTCTACTTGCATCTTTATTAGCTTGTTCAATGTATAAAGGTCTTGACTTTGCAGGGCCACTTCCTTTTTGTCTTTTAGTAACTATATAAATAGCTCTATCAATATCTGATTCAAACTCAATACTCATTTGCCTCCACCTAGGCTTCGCACCTTTAATGTCAAAACCAAAGAGAGGACGTTCTGTTAAAGGACTTTCAACAGTCTCAGGCTTAGTACCTATTTCATTTGTAAGATGTTCAGCTTGATATTTCTTTTGTAGTTTTAAATCTTGTCTAGTAGCATCAGCACCTTGATATAACTTTTCTAATTTAATTCTGTCTTCAACTGTTGTCTTTGGATTGAATATTTGTTCATCTAATCCATCAAGGTATTCATCTGTTTCACGAATAATTTCATCTATGTTTTCAAATCTCTGATTCAGATCTTTTAAATTTTTATCTATGTCTTCCATTACTGCATCCATTTCGTCAATAATCTCTTTGTATTTAGGATTTTGTCTCAAGCTTTCTTTGATCTCAGCGTCAGTCATTGAATTAACTTGAGCTTCTACTTCTGCTTCTATTTGTTCTATTGTTCTTTGAGTATTAGCAGTTGCTTCAGCTTTCTTAATTGCATCACCTAAGTCTTCAATTCTAGCCTTATCTTTTGCAAAGACTTCTTTTTTGATTTCTTCTGCCCCTGCTAATGCTTTATTAACTTTGTCGTAGTAAGCCTTAGTAACCCATCTGCCATTATTACTTCTAACTTTATTAGGATCTGTTGGATGAGGTGTACCAGGTTCTATCTTCTTACGACCTTTTCTTGTTTGCTTTAATACTGCATCTGTTTCTTTTAATGCTCTTGCATCAGATTGTGCAACCTTTTTAAGTTCTCCTTGTAATGCGTTTTTAATTAGACCATCTCTTTGTCCAAGAGTTTCAACAGACTTCTCTACGTTTTCTTCTGCTTTAACGACTTCTGCTTCTGCTTCTTTAACTTGAATATCTAATTCTTCTTGTGTTGCTTTTGGTTCTATTTTTTTTCCTGAAGGTTCAGTGTTCTTACTTCCAGTAATTCTTTCAGTAGGAACAACTTCTGTCTTAATTTCAGTTGGGCCATCTTTAGCTAAGACGACAGCTTTTTCTAAATCACTTACTGCTTTTTGTTGAACAATTAAATCTGCTGCAAAGTCTGTAACTTTTTCAAGCTGTGTATTAAATCCTCTGCTAAAACTTTTTGCTAAAGCTGGTGCTTTCAGTAATTGATTCTTACCTAATCCAATGCCTTCAGGTAATGCACCTCCAACTTGATTTTCAATGAAGAGTTCAGCAAGTCGATTCTTAAGCTTGGCGACTTGATATGGATCATTCGCTGTATTCTCTGAGCCTAAGAAATCAGTAATAGGACTTCTTAAGTTTAAGCCTGCTTGATCTCCCATAGAGACAACAGCATCTGAAGCAAAGCCACCTACGCCTGTATCCCCTGGAGTACCTAGAACTTCATTGACCAAAAGACTTGTTGCCTGACCTTCTGTTAATGCTCTAAGTCCTCTGCCTTTCAAATTGAGTTTTAAACCTTTTAATCCACCTACTTGTTTTCCTAATCTAGTTAAAGCTCTTGGCTTCTTCCAATTCATAAAATCTAATTTGCTTCCTTTCCCACCTCTACTTATTAAGGCATGAACAAGAAGCCATGAAGTCATTGTTGACAACATGCCTTTGTCATAATCAAGAGGTTGATCGCTAAATAAAAAGTTGTAATCCTCCCAAACCCCATCTTTATTAGCTGTTCTTGCTTTTCCCCACTCACCTAATATTCCATTTTTACCTGCAATACTAATAAGATTTCTATTGAATTTGCCATCTATACCAACAGTAGGTCTAATAGGCCCAACAAATTCTGTCTGATAAAGAGTAGAAGTTTGAGGATTTAATTCCTTTTTTAAATCAGTCGTATCACCTACTTCAATGCCTTCAATAGGTATAAGGTTTCCATCTTTATCTGTAACAAACTTCTTATCATAAAACTGAGGATGTGTTTCAGGAGAATAGTTATCAGGATCAAGCTGTTCACCTCCTAGTAAAGTATTCGGCTGCAATAAATTATCAAGTAAACTGTTATAAGCAAGTTGTGTCCCACCTTTAACAACATTCCCTAAGAAATCAGCACCAGGCTTTAACGGATGAGTGGCTAAATATTCTCCAGGTGTAGGAGGTACATAGTTACGTTGTTCTTTTTCTTGAATTAGATTTGTATCTTTCTGATTATTTATAAGTTCAGTATCTTTTTCGTCTGTTAATTCGTCAGTAAGAATATCTTCAAACTTAGTAGGTAGTTCAAAGTTTGCAGGAGCCGACCATGTTTGAGACTCGATCTTAGTCTCTTCATCTATAATTGTCTGCCCCATCCCTGTTTCCTCTTAAAGCGGTACTTCATTCAATCTTAGAAGATTATCTCTCTCTTGCTTACTTAATTGGATATAACCGTTGAACTTCTCCATTTGTTCTACAAAGAAGTCACCTGGCTTCATGCCTGATTCTATTAAGATTCGTCTTAGTCTCCTATCCATTTTCCCTTGAAAAGCTTTAGTTGCCATGTCTCTAATAGTGTCAGGGCCAAACATAGGTCTATAGCTTTGAACTGATCTAATTAATTTCTGTCGATTATTAGGCCCAATGTCTGCTCTGTCTAACTTGAACTGATCTGATACATCATCTAAAGAACTTTCATAGCTCCCTTCAAATTCAACCCCTTGGTCTGTTGACCATTTCTTTTCAAATTCTTTTTCTAAACCTAATCCTCTTCTAGTAATTACTTGTTGAAGTTCTTTTGCAATATTTCCTGGTGTTTTGTTTTTTAAATTTCTAATAATAATTTCTGTTCCTATTTCTATTCCTTTAGCTTTAGCGTTACCCCATTCGGATAATTCTATAGTTGAATCTTCTCCACCAGCAGAAGAAGGTCGTACTGAATAATCTTTCCAATCTTTCTCTATTTCACCTAACAAATTAGTTAAACTTGTCATCTGTTGTTTCATATCTGGCAGCTTTGAATAGTCAAGAACTTTTCTAGTTTGAAATGCAAAATCAACAACATTTTTATCGTACCCATATTCATCTTCAAGTGAACTTAGTAACTCTAATGCTGTTGCAGCATCTGAAACACTAAGAACTGCGGTTGGTAATAGTCTTGAGATTTCTGTCATTCGACTATTCATGTCAAATGAATCTGCTTTAGTAAACTTTTTAAAGACACTATCGTAATGATCTAAGACCTCGGCAATAGCAGAAGAATCGACATTGTTAGCAATAGCTTTAGTTCTGTAATTTGTTTTTAATTCTTCTAACTTTGTTCTTGCTCTTTCAAAATCTTTCTCTTGAATTAGTGTTAAGACACTAGGATCTTCATCAGTTCCATCTCTTAAAGAATCGTCAGCTTCGTTCTTTTCAGTAATAATATAAGCTTTTTCTTCTTTATTATCTAGTTCTGCAAGATTATATTTAGCAGTGATGATTTGTTGTTCTAGCCAAGGCTCACCACCGAACTGATTAATCCATCTTTGCTTCTCATTAATTATCGTACTCACGCTACCGTCTGCGTTTTCAACTTGTTTTGTTCTACCTTCTACTGGCCCAATCATTAAACTAGAAAGAACTTCTTCTAAAGCATCTGTATTAGCACCTTTATTATTTCTCATAAATCCACTAACTAAATCACTAATTAAAGTTGCACTTACTTTATTGTTTTGTTCTGTACTTAGACCAGGTAACTTAAGACGAGTCTCATCTAATACTGTTTGTAAGTTAATAACACTTTCAACGACAGAAGATGTTCCATTCGTACCTAAAGTATTACCAATCTCTTTAATACGAGTGGCTTGGGATAACCTGAGTTCATTGATTAAATATGTTTTATGGCTTTTATCATGTGTTGCTTTGTAGTTAGCAAGAGTGTTTGTAATTGTACCGCTAACATCATTATATTCTTTAGGGCTTAATTCAATATCGCCATAGATACGAGGTTTTATTATTTCAAGGTATCTTGGATCACTAGATGATATTGAATTAAAAGGAACATCTTCACCTGCCTCATTCTTTACATATAAGCCAGATAATGTTTGCTTTAAATTAGAAGCATTAGTAATTACTTGTTGCTTCTTAAGTTCTGAATTGATATGTCGTTTTAATCTTCCATCATTTTGTAACTGAGATAATACTTTCTCTGCACCTCTTCTTTCTTTAATATCATTTTCAGGATTACTTGAGATGACAATCATCTCTTTACCAATTTGAGCTAAGGTTTCTTCTGGGTTACGACCTGTGTTAGGAGTTTGTTCAACAATAGATTTCGCTTCTAGTTTTAATTCTTCGTTGACATCTTTCTGATAACCAAGGTAAGCGTTAACAGCGTTTTGTAAGTTTGCATTTAAAGAACCTAACGACCTAGATAAGTTCTCTAAGTTTGTAATCTCTGCTGGTTCAGGAAGCCTTGCGAGTTCACCTAACTGAACAGCCCCAGGTGCATTAGGTCTACCTGTTCTTACGAAAGAATCGACAGGTGCAGCTTGAGGATTAAGACCAGGTGCTTGGATCTCTAATCCTTTAAGAGGAGTAGCGACAGATCCAGTAGCTTCATCGCTGTAAGCTTTCTTTCTGGATTGAAGACCTTGTTGTGTAAATTTTGCCATGAGTTAATCGATAAGACCTGCTTGTTTAAGTCCCACCTGTGTATTCAAGCCTGTAGTGACTCCACCCAAACCAGCACTTAAAAACCCTACTAATCCTGGGCCTTTTACTTTCTGTCGTTTTATAGGTTTCCAAGGATCTAATATCGTTCGTTCTAAGTATGGTTGTTGACTTGCAATTCGGCTAGCTCTTTCTACTCCTGCTCCACGTTTTTGTTCTGTTAATTGCTTACCAGTAAAGGCTAGATTCTGATCTGTTGCATAATCAAATGCTGCTTGTTGTCGTTGAACATCAGCAATAAGGTTTTGAATACTATTTCCTACTCGACCAGCAGCAACTATTTCTCCTTTAGCTTGCAATGCAGCAAGTGAGCCTTTCCTTTTCTCTGCTCCTGCTGCTGCTTGCTCTTGCATCATTCTTAAGTTCAATGCAGCAATATCACTTTCGTATGCTTCATTAGCAAGGAAGAGGTTCTGAGCTATAACATCATCTTGTAATTGTTTTTGTTGTGCTTCGTTAGTTCTTGCAGCGTCTGCTTTCCCTATATTGTATTGATACTCCTGTTCTGCTACTTGATTTTGATATTCTATCTGTGCGTTCTGTGCTCTGACTGCTGCCTGTTGTTGCATGATGCTCAGACCTGCTGACAGCACCCCCATAAATATTGCTGCTGGGCCGCACATAATTAGATCCTCACGAATTCATAGAAGAGCCGACTCTCTGGCCCATATTCTGAGTGCTTTTTAATGAATGTAAATCCCATCCATTGAAGCCATCTGACATGGACTTTGTTTCTAGCATCTACTACATTAAATAATACAGGATACTCCTGAATAATCTTGTCTAGTTCTACCTTAGATCGTCTTAAGAATGTACGCTTGTCGCTTGGATCATCCAACATAGACTGACAACCCAACATCCATATACGACCAGATGTCTCTGATTCAGGTATCACGCCCCACATACCCATTGGGTGTCCATGCCTGCTAACCATAGTCATGCAGGGATTACTCTTGAAAAAGCAGTAGAACAAACTAGCTATGGGTGTTAGTCCTGACTGTGCTCTGATCTCAGCTATATCCTCATCTCTCATATTCTCACCAATAAATCTAATATCTTCTAATTCTGTACGCCTTTGATAAGCTACTGCCTTTTCGCTCTCGTATGATAGAACCCTTCCCATTCGGCTGATTGGAATCGACAAGGTAATGGACTCGTACTACTAATTACTATCTTAGTATCTATATTGCTGGTCATCACAGGAACACGGAAAGATCCTGTAAGAACTGAAGGATCTCCGATGAGTGGAGGAGCTTCACCAACAATGACTCCGTTATAGGGATAGGTGTTTGTGTCTCTACTTGCAGGAGTAACCTTTAACTCAAAAGCTGACGACTCATCAAAGATTACAGTCCACGTTCTCATCTGTAGTTTCGGCCCTGCTGCTAATGCAACACCACCACCTTGCGGCTGTTCTTTTATATATGGAGTGCTGAACTCGTAAGTCATAGTGTATCTTTCTCCAACAAAGAAGCGTGGTGTCTTACCTCCTACCTGAGTCTTCAAGTCTCCAAGGACTGTGATTGTATTGGATGTTTGAGAGAGTGGTTCGATAACTTGTCCATGTCTTAGGAGAGTATTACCTGCCTCGTATCTTCCTACTACAATCATGTCTGCCCCAGTATTAATAGGGTAAGGAAGAGTGATGACAGTTTCTACACCTAAAGCACCAGCATTATTAAGACTTGTCGATGTAACTTCTGACTCAGTAATCTTTCTATCTAGCAGTATTTCTATCTCTGTTCCTGGGTCTACTTGTTCAGGTCTTAATGATACTTTCTCTAGGTAAGTTCCTGATTGAGATGAGTTTCCATCTTCGTCATATTCAGTAAGTACATATAAATCACTACCTTTAATTGCAGCACCTATTATTTTCTTTGCACCGCTAACTTCCCAGTAAGACCAAGCTGATTGAAGTTTCGTATCTTCTTCAAAGAAGAACTTGTAAATATATATTCTCTTAGGCTGGTCAAGACTAAGCATTGCAACAGCATCTTCTGCCACAGCAGAGATAAGACTACATAGATTTGTCGGTATATATCTAGGGATACTGGATGTTACGTCTTCTGATAAAGGTACTGATCCACTGGAGTCAGGCAGGAAGAACTCTCTTAAGCCACTGAAGTTCCCTTTAGGTATAGGGAAGTATGTATTACGACCAACAGCTATCGGGTCAACAGATGTATCCATGTCAAAGGAGGTCATCTGTGTAATGGTGGCTGTCTTAGGTGTTAAGGCAGAGCCTACGTTTAGTCCTGCATCTAACCTGAACTGAGAGTTCCTACTAAATAAGAGAAGAGTGTTAGCAAAGGCGACAGTAGATAGAAGAATGTTGATAGAGCTACCACCGCAAGCAAGATCTACTGGATCACTATCCACCATAGTCTGAACAGTTTCAGGCCAGAAGCGTCCATAGTCATCACTAGCAGAAAGGATGACATTCTCTTCAGATAACATTATTAATCTGTTTCTGAATAGGTTTAAATTGTTTATCGTTCTACCTACAAAGGTAGGCTCTAATGCTGTCTTCTTGTCACCAGCTATACGACCTGACCATGTAGTTCCATAGGTTATGTTTCCTGAAGTTGTCTGACTTTGCGAGGACGTGTAAGTAAACGTATTTGAGGCTGTTGCTCTGACAGAAAAGACTCCTGTGTTTGCAGTAGTGTTGGTTCCAGTAGAAGGTTTGAGTAGTAGTAAGTCTCCATTCTCTACTCCGTGATCTGCTTTGGTAACAGTAACTGTTGTACCTGACTGTGCATAGGTAGCAGTAGTTTCTCCTTTTATATATTTCTGGAATGTAAAGCTACCATCTTCTTTTCTGATTAATACATGAGGCATCGTTGCCTCGTCAAATCTATATTTAATTCCTGGTGCTACTGTTTCTCTCCATACTCCATCACCAAATTCTCCAAGGGTTGCATAGTCTTTGTTAACTGTGAACTTTACATAGTAGTCGTCATATCTAGTAGCTTGAGAGCCTTGTACTTTAACAATAAACCCTTCATATCCCTTGATAGGTAGATCGTCTAAGTCATCGACAACACCTTTAATTGCTTTAGTTGCTTCTCCTGTCTTGTCATCTTTGCTTGTGATTTCATAATCACTTCCATCATCCTTCTTGACGTGAATTATGTAGTCATCGTTGTCAACAGTGAACCCACTAATTGAATGTAACTGTTGTCCTAATTTATCTGCAATATCAACTGTTGATAATTTTACTTCAGGTACGACAGTGCAATTACCAGAGTTAACACTTGAATCATTTGATGTTCCTGCTGTGTAAGTAAAAGAATCTGTTGCAGCAGAAGCCACCTCATAAGTGCCAGCCACCCCACCAGAAGCAGTAGCAAAAGTGATTTTAAACTTATCACCTACTATCATTCCATGATCAGTTGCTGTAACTCCAACAGAGGCACTGTTAGCTGCCTGTTGATAAGAGGCTGCAATCTGTTCTCCACCAGCAGGAGGTGTTGTATATGACTTGGTTGTGCCTCCTAGCGTAACGCTGTACTCAGTGTCATATTCTGCCGACTTGATAAACACCATCGCTGTGGGATCAGTGATAGTTGTTGGTGACAAGTCAGTGGACATAGCCACTTCCTTTTCTTTGTTAACAATGAATGTGTAGTCAGCAATAGATGCAACTCTGAATTGCTCAGAAGGATGACCAGCAGTTATATCTAAGTAGCTTAGATCAGCAGTGGTAGCGGTAGGAGTAACAAGTGTTCCGTCTAAGTTTGCTACCTTGATTGCACCATCTTGAATAATGATGATGTAGTTAATATCGTTAGTCCTTGAAACCATGTGAATAAATGGTCGGACTGTTGACTTGTTCTCAATAAATAAGCGAGCGACATTATTCAGTGGTGGCCTCTTCTTCAGTCCTTCGACTGGACTCGACATACAATTAACAACTTCCTCTGCTTGTGATGCCAACCTCAAGGCAGGTGGCTGCTGACTAACTCCATTAATGAGGTTAGGTATAGAAGAAGTAATTAAAGGCATGACTATCTAAGAACAGTACGACTTGGTTGATAAGTCTGGAATACTCCTGTGTGGTTAGGATTACCTCTAATCATATTGTGATCTCCTGCATTAGTTTCTTCTTCTAAGAACTGTGCTCTTGCTTCTGCTTCTGCTGTGATATTTATCTGACTTAGATCTGCACTACCCAGTATCTGCTCTTGTAGTGTGCGGCCTGCCTTCGTCATTATGTATTGACGAGCGTGTTCAGGCAGGTCAGTCCACTCTAGGAAGTACGTTACATCTGCTGTTAAATCTTCTTCAAAGATAGAAGTATTCTTTCTTCTGTCGTATAACTTCAATCCTCTTTGGACTACCTCATTGTCTGGGTATTCATAAGGATCAATCTTTACTCTGCTTATATCTGAACTCAATTCAATTTCATTAGTGCCAGCAGTACGAGTCAGAGTTCTCTCGTAGTCAGTATTAAATGACCACCCTTCTGATTGAACTGTTCTGCTTACTTCTTTGAGAGTATCGTTTGCTTGCTTTGCAAGACCGAACTGACCAGCCAAGGAGTTAACAGGTGCTTCACCCATCATCCTTAATACTTTGTTGACTGCTTCTAGTTCTGATGTGAGATTAAGACCCATAAGAAAAGAGGGGGCATATAGCCCCCACGGTAGTTAGCTGGTTGCTGTGTATATCTCGATAGCACAGTCTGGACGTAGAACTCCAGTACCATGAGCCATAGATCCGACCATGAATGTACCTTGCCATAGTGCATGTACATCGGAACCAGTTTGTTCCATCTTCAGATCCATCAACTTAACAGTACCAACAGCTTGCTTGTTAAATACAAGTCCAACGCTGTCTCTGTAGTCAGCATGGTATGTGTTGTTCTCACCAGTTACAGCAGAACGGTTTGTAGTTGGCAAGTGGTTGGACTTAACGATGCTGATACCAGCTACCTTTAAGACTGTTCCATCTGCGTATGCTCCAGAACCACCCCAGTCTCTGTTGAGTACGTCTGTTGTTTGAGCGATTTTATAATATTCAGTTGGACCAAGAGCTAAGTATCTCCCGTCCTCTGGAATATTATCGATATCCATCTGCTCGGCTGCTGACCACATAGCACTGACTAGCTGTGCTCCTGTGATAGCTGCTTTACTAGAAGCAACAATCTTGATACGAGTACCACCAGGCAGGTCAGTGTTGAAGTTAGTAGCTGTTCTTGCTGCTTGGCAGATAGTAGCTGCTACGTTCTGGTCAAATGTGTACGCTAATGCGTTACCCATTTCTGTGGTGTACTGGCTACGAACGTCATAATGGTTCTTAGCTTCATCAATGTCAGCAACGAATACGTTTGATACGAGCTTGTCATCGATGTTGATAACAGCTTCAGCATGCTTAATAGCATTACCTGTAAGCTGTGTACCAGGTGTATGGTAGGCTGTGCTGCTTAATCCAATGATAGGGAACTGAGCAGATTTACCAGATGATATCGTGCGTACAGTGTGTAGAGGCTCGAACACGGTCGCTTTACGGAAGGCAGACAAGACCTCTCCCGAAAACGTTTTCAAAAATAAAGCGTCATAGCTAGTTCCTGTATTGTTTACAAGACCTAGCCGTGAGCTAGTAAAATTAGCCACGGAAAAAAGAAAGAAAGGTTGCCCTTCACTATCTCTTCAACGCAGGGTATCCCTCGCAAGGGGCCGTTGTTTATACGAGAATGTTTAGGTTGTTTATATAATACCCCTTACAACACTTTTGAGCGACTAAGTTTTTCTTGTACCTCTTGTCTATACGCTGGATCAGTTGCATATCGTTCATCATTCATAGCAGCTACTACCTGTGCAGTTGAATTGAACTTAGTGGTATTTGCTTTAGCTGTTCTACCTCCGACAAGCTTGGGTTCTCTTGGTGCGTTGTTCATGTAAGCAGCTTGAATACCAGCGACAGCAATCCTTATTTGATGTGGGTTACTGGTCTTAAGCATGTTATTGAACGCATCAACTTCTGCTTTGTCTAGGTTTGCAGCAGCCCACGTAATCATTTCAGTGTAGACCTGCTCACCTCCGAACTCATTCTTAATTGCTGCTACTTCTTTAGCTGCAAGTTGTGAGTCTTGTTCTGCTCTGTACTGCACACCATCTAGGTATGCTTCAACCATATCTTTACTAAAGCCAGCACCTTCTAATGCTTTGTAGTCGTCATCATCTAGCTTGCCTGTCTCTTGCCATTTAGTATTCATTCCTTGGTAATCGACACCAGCTTCATCAAGGCGACTACCTATGTATTCACCATAGATTTCTGAAGCGTTGGCAGGTGCTGCTTCCTCTTCCTTCGATTCAGATACTTCTTCTGTCGTTTCTTCTTGACCACTTAACTTCTTCTGAAGTTCTGCGTATCCTTTCTCTAGCTCTTCAACAGACTCATACTTGCCAGCAAATTTAGCTGGCTCTTGGCTTTGAGCTTCATTGACAAGTGCTTCGTCTTTAGCTGCTGTCTCCTGTTCAGGAGATAACGCACCTGTTTCTGGCTCGACAATAGTTACTGGATCTGGCATTGGATGTGATGGGTGAAAGGTTGTTATTTGATAGTGATGTGCCGTTCGCCGTCTTTAATAACTTGCGGCTCTTTATCTTTCTTCTTCTTAGCAACTGGCTTCTCTTCTTTAATAGTAGCTAACTCTCTAGGTTTCTCCTCCTGAGACTGGGCCACTGGGGAGTCCTTCGGCTGCTGCCCCGAGATCGGGGACGGTGTTAGGGATGCTTCCTGCTGCTCCGTCTTCGGAGTTTCCTGAGAATTGAGGGCCATAAGGTGAACCTGGTTTAGTGTAGTTGTCTGCAACTTTAGCCATAGCAGAGGACTTCATTGCTTCCATCATCTGCATCTCTTGCTGCTGTTGTTGCTGTTGTGCTTGTGCAGCAGCAGCTTCTTGCTGTAGTTGCTCGCTGGTCTTGACTAGGTTAGTCGTATCTATTGAAGCACTAGCTGCCAATCTTCGCAGTGCTTCTTCGTAATTTACATACTGTTGTGCTATCTCTGGGCCTAGTACCTGCTGAGTAATAGTTAAGAACTCAGTTAACTTATTCATATCATCACCTCTACCTATACCTTCAAGACCTGTCACTGCTCTTGGCTGCACTAAAGGTTCACCTGTCTCCTGACTGTTAGGGAACTCAGGTAGTTTGCCTTTCTTTTGCAACATATAGATCAGCCTGCGTACCAGTGGTAGCTGTAGTTCTTGAGTAAGTATTGAGTAGAAGGCTCCGATGGTTGCTTCCAAACTCTGAGCCATATATTTTATTTCTTCTGCTGTAACTCTTTCACCTGGTCGTTGTACTGCTTGGTTAAGTAGGAAAGCAAACTCAAGTCTCTGTTCTATACGCTCGATCATACTCATTGTTATTTGTAGATCGGCTTGCTTCTGAGCTTGAACGACAGTCACATCAGCAGCGTTACCTTGGACTATTGCACCATTTGCCGCACTGCTGAGAGTACGTGGCCTAGTGGTTCCATTGGGATTCACAAGGAACAGAACTTTACTGGCTGCTGCTGCTGCTTCGATGGATGCTTGATACAAAGATTCAAGTGCAGTCAAGTCACCGTAGTATTTTTCGACATGACTTCTTCCGTATTCCTCTCCGCTTTCAATACGCTCATACCTCAACACAATCCAAGGACTGCAATCCATTGGACACATGCCGTATGTGTTAGGAATCTCCTTACCTTTACACTCCTGATACCAGCGAGTGATACCGTTCTCAGTCTTAACACATGTATGTATCTTTACTGTCTTCTTGACTGGGCCTAGCTTCTCCTCTTCCTTCTCTTGTTCAGGGAAGAATCCATCTGGTAATGCTTCAGGATATACTTCTTCTTCTACTAAGATCTCAGTCACATGATCCATTGGATCACGAACGACACAATAGTTTTGTAGATGTATAGTTCTGATTCTGTCTTCTTGTACATAGAGAAGGACATTACCTGTTACTAGCAACTGTTGAAATGCCTGAGCAAGTGATGCTCTTGCACTCATAGTTTCTAGCTCAGTCATCACAGCTTGCTCTACCTTTACTAATGCTGTGTCGAGTTCTGTCTTAATCTCTGGCCCTTGCTCTTCTATCCTTAACGCAAGGCTGTCAATCTCTAGCTTGAAGAAGGGAGTGTTAGGAGGGAAGAGAGTTAAATTTAATTTATTTTGTAAGTTACTAACACCCATTGCACCTGTTGATTGCCAAGGTGTCTTGAGTTTTCCATGATCTCCCATGTTGGAGTCAGGGCAGGCAGCAGGGTTAGTTACCTTTGCACAATCTCTAGCTCTTTGAAGGAAAGGATCACGGTTAGTTTTTAGTTGGTCGTATCTACCAGCAAGGGTAGTACCTTCCTTCTTATCTTTAGCTCCTTTCCCTGGTGCTAGATCGATAGGGTCAATGCTTAAGTCCATTTATATTATGAGACTATCCCAAGTGTACTGATGTTATCTCCTGACTTGGATTTCTTTGTCGCTACTTGCTTGGTTGGTGGGTTTGTGTATTGTCTTTTACCACCACCTTTAGCCCATCTCTTAGAATCTAGTGCTGGTGCTGCTACTCCTGCTGTCTCCTCTGGTGGTGGAGGTGGTGCAGCTTTTGCTTGTCGTCTTTGTTCGTCATATCTAGCTTGGTTGTCTGCTCTAGTTAATTCAAACTGTCGCTTCTGTTCTTCCATCTGCTCTTTTTGTAGAGCAAGGTTCTCTTGATGACGCTCTTCGGCTGCCTTCTTAGCATCTTCGTTGGAACCACCGCCACCACCGCACATAGCTAATCTCTGTAATTACTTAATGATAGCTTGATATTACTATCAAACTATTCCAAGTGTACTGATGTTGCCTGTTGGCTTGTACTTGAGTGTACTAAAACCTTTTCTTCCTGCACCTGAATACGCAGTTCTTTCATCTCGTTTGACTAGCTTATCTGCCGCTGTTGTACTCTTTTGATTTGTATCTAAATTAATAATTGTATTGCCACCACCACCTGCTCCACCCATTGCTTGTTCCTCGGGTGGTACATAGTTAGAAGTCTTAGGCCCACCTGAAAGAGTAGTCTGCCAACCTTCACCCCAGTCTATGTTTGCTGTGTCTCCTGCTGCTATGCCAAGGTTACTGTCAGTTGTTGAATGATCTATTGCTGCTGCTGTGCTGTAAAGGTTGCCATCAGCACCAGGTCTAAACCATTTATTTTTTACATCAAAGTTGCCAGCCGCAATAGATGATTTGCCACCAGGAGTTTCGGCCCACTGTGCAAGGTCTAACTTGTCAGCACCACCTGAAGTGAATTGTGTAGCGTCTACGTTCTGAACATTAGGTGGAATGCTAAATGGATTAGCACCACCACCTCCAGGGACAAAAAGCCCATCCTTTTGGTAGTTAGCCATGTAAAAGTCATGGCCTGTTGTTGATGTTTGAGTACCAGTGTTGAACGGTATTGGTTCAATCCTGTATCCACCAGGTGCACTGTCATCTGGTACATAGCTCCATTGGTATGGAGTACCTGTTATTGGATTTCCATCGTCATCAGTTGCAACGATTTGATTGCCGTCATCATCTAACTTTACGTTCCCATCATCATCTAACTCATATAAAGTAGCAGTCTTACTGCCACCACCAAGACCCATACCATCAGCGATTGCTTTCGCATGTAAGTTTAAATATCTTTTCTCTGTAAGAATATCTCCTGAAGGATCAGTGCTTGTCTTTATTTGTAATGGGTTGCCATATCCTATTGTTCCAAACTTCTTGTAATTCTGGTGGCCTGTATTAGCTGAGATGTCAGAGGTTACCTGATCGGTTGCTGCTTTGTAAGCTTCGTCCCAACTCTTACCTTGTGCTAAGTGGCTTTGTATATCCTGTGTAGTTTGGTAGCCCCACCATTCACTACCTTCTTGTCCAACAGTATTACCTTGCAACATTCCATAAGAATAATTCTGGTGATCTAAATAGTTTTCAAGGTTAGATGTTTGTAGTTTGGTAGACCAATCCTCTGGTCTAACACCTAAAGCAACATCATGGTCTTGGTGTTGGAACCAATCAGGTACACCTGCTACTCCTTTAGCTTCTGAAGATCTAGCTACGTTTCTTCTTACTGCTGTGTTGGCTATCTGTGCTGCTTGTTCTGGTGTCTTACCAGCAGCGATAGCATCAGCTTGTGCCTTGTCATATTCAGCAGACCAATAAGCTAAACCATCAGCACCAAAGTCTCTATCTAAAAGACTCTGGCCTATTTCTTGTATTGCTGCTGACGTTGCCATCGCTATTCGATGTTGTTCTGCTCATTATATACAGATCGCAACATTCTTACTAGCTCCACCTGTCCACCGTACCTCCAGATCTCTCGGTCATGTGCATCTATTGATGGACATTTATCAGGGTAGATCTCTTCTAGTTTCCTGATAAGCACCTCATCTATTTGAGGCCAGAGTTCTTCATCAATCATGTGGTGGGTTCCAGAGTTTTACTTCTTGCTTATGTAAATTGTACTCGCCATGTCTCAAGATTCTAGTGAGTCGTGCTGAAAGTAATGCTGATTTGTATGTAAGTTTCCTCTTCTCGTATGCACCTATCACCTTGTCCCACATATCAGAAAGGGTTTCGGAATCTCCCAAAATTTTTTCAGCAGTTTTTGGCCCGACACCTACCAACCCAGGTATGTTGTCGCACCTATCACCCACTAATACAGAAGCCATCCAATTTCTATCTGCCCTCTTTTCAGAAATGGTTTCAAGTTCTCCATTCCTCAGAAGAATACAGGGTATGGTCTTCATATCTTTATCGGCTGAAACTATGACACGT